AACTGCGTTAAGGCAGGGTTTGAGCCTACTGGCGAAGAGATCAAAGAGAAGAAACTTGATCCCGTAGGTAAGGAAGATAAGGACATCGACAACGATGGTGATCATGATAAGTCTGATAAGTATCTGCTTGCTCGCCGCAAGAAGGTCTCCAAGATTATCAACACCAGTAAGAAGATGAAAGAGCAGGCAGAACTTCGTAAGGAGATTGGCGAAGAAAAAAAGTAAAAACGGCACACGTTGAAGTGATGCCTGACATCAAAGACGGTGCTGCCGAGGATAAAGAGAATAATAAAAAGAATAAAAAGTATATTCTCAAGGCAATGAAGAGTCAGAAAAAGGCAGACTAAATAAGGGCGTATACTATGCCCCTAAAATCATGCTAGCATTTTTACTTCCCTTGGCGTCAAAAATTATTACCGATGCCATTAACAAAATCCCAGAGAATGAAGAACTCGGTGAGAAGATGGTTGAGATCTGTCTTGTTATTCTTGCTAAAGCGGTTAAGCTGACCAAGACTGACATGGATGATCAACTACTTGAAGTTGTCACCAAAGCGATTAAGAATAGAGAAGAGTGATAATATAGGGAGTGGTATAGTGCCGCTCCCTTTTTTTTATAAATACATATTAGGTAAATATAAACGCGCTGAAAACTCATGTCCCTATACGGAAAGGATGACAGCAATGCTAACAAAGCCAAAGCAGGCATTGGCATTGCTGCATCATCGCAAGCAAAACAAACAATTTTTATTGACGACACCGAAGCAGCACTTGCCGAGAATAAGGCTCGTGGTTTGAATGCTCCTGGTTGGTGGTCTTACTACACCTTCACTGATTGTGATGGTCACACTCGCCATAAGGCAGAGATGCTAGTAACTATCGCTGGTCCTGAAGCTAACTCTAACGAGACACAGGCAGATGATGCACAGGCAGCAGACGTAAGCGTAGCAATCACCATCGCTACACAACCTGCAAATACTGCAGTTGCTGAAGCTGCTGCTTTGACACTTACTCTTGCCGCTATCGCAACTCCTCCTGGAGATGCTTCTGTTCTCACCTATCAGTGGCAGAAGTTGTCTGATGCAAATCGTTGGGCGAACATTTCTGGAGAGACTGCAACAACCTTTGCGGTTGCAGAGTATGCAACAACTGACGCTGGTTCCTACCGTGTCAAGATCAACTCCACTAATGGTGGTACTGAAGTTATCTCCGCTACCGCGATAGTTACTACCGCCGAATAATAAATGAAGTTCGATGAGTTGAACCAGGACAACTGGTTGATGTTTGCTATACGTAATTATAATAACCCGAACTCCGCCACGTATGATGACTTTAAAAAAGATCTAAATAAGATTAAGTGCGTCAAACGTTTATTTCGTCGTTATGAAATGCACGGTGAGTTGAAAGTTCATCTCATTTTAAATCATATCATCGTCATGTATAATGTATTTGATGATGCTGCAACGCCTCTATTGTTTTATAAAATAGAGGCGAAACACTGGTCAAGATTAAAAGCTTTTATGTTGACCCTTAACCGCTTACCAGAAAGTCTAAACCTCGACGTTGATCAAGAATGTCTGAAGAATCTAAATCTACTGTGAATGAAATGATGGCTGGTGATGGCGCTGCTTTGTCAATGCCACCTGCTTTCGTATTTGTTAACCCAAAGTCTCATCGTAGATATAAGAAAGCCAATCAAGACAAGGTAGATGGTCGCACCAAGGGTGCAAAAACAATGCTCTCTCGTATACAGTCCCGTAAGAAAATGAAAGAAGAATTAGATACTCAAATTGTAGAAGCAGCTCCTTCTGAAACAGAAAGAGCGCAGAAACAAATCGGTCAGATGAAAAAACTTGGCCGTTCTAAAGATCTGCAGAAGAAACGGGACGAAGCGAAGAAGAAAATGCAGTCCAAGACGAAAGAAATGGACGTGCTAATGAAGGCTCGTATGTCTGACTTTAAAAAGAAGGCATCTGACCAAACAAAAAAACTTAAGAAAGAAGAAACTGAAGTGACTAAAGAAATTATGACTGAATCCACTGCACAACAAGATGCCCTGGACGTTGCACTCCAAGTTGCAACCTCCGAACTCAATCCTTCTGGTGAGTCTTCCTTTGCGAAGATTACATTTGGTGATGGATCGCAACAGAACCTTGATAATTTTTCTGCAAAGAGGATTGCTGCATGCTATGCACAACTTCCTAATGAGCACCAGACACAGTTTCGTTATATGCTCAACAAAGATGCTGCTACGTACCAGTCGGCATTAGATTTCGCTGTAAGGAACGTATAGGTATGGCTCTCGGTCTTGGTAGATTAGCAGTATTAGAAAGTAAACTGAACATTTATGAAGATCTCTCGAAAGAGATGCTTGACAAGCTTGAAAGAGCAGTAGGAACAATCTCTGATAACAGTAATAAGATTGCTGTTATCTTGGAGCGCCATGAAAATCGTTTGGATGAATCTGAACGTGCCGATAAACTCATCATCGGTATGCTTGAAGAAATGAAAGTAAGACATGATAAAGATAATGAGGTTCTGCATGAGAGGATTAGTCTCGTACAGAAGAAAGTGGATGCCAACGCAAAGTTTGTTGTCGGTGCAGGAGCAGTCCTTGCGACCCTTGTGGCAGTATTACAAGTGGTTCCACCTCTCATGAAAGTGTTGACGCCACCCACAATTTCTGGTATTATGGGTGGAGTGACAGATTCTAATAATGAGCTACCTAGACAGCAAATACGTAAGTTTAGTTAGTCCTCAACTACAAAGGTTTGCCAAGAAGAAAGAGCACCTGTATAACTTCAGATGCCCTTACTGTGGTGATAGTAAAAAGAAGAAGCACCTAGCGCGTGGGTATATTTTTCGTGTAAAGACTGACTATGTTTATAAATGCCACAACTGTGGTGTTGGTAGAACCTTCACTAATTTTTTGAAGGATCAAAACCCTGGTCTTTATAATGAATATATCATGGAGAGATACCGTGATGGTCTCACTGGCAAGGGCACACAGACGCCCGATCCAAAGTTTGATTTTAAAAAACCAGTATTCAAATCATCTCTCAATTTACAGAAGATTTCGGAGCTAAATAACTCTCACCCCGCACGTCAATATCTAGAGCAACGCAAAATTAAAGATCTGGATTATTTCCTGTACTGTCCTAAATTTAAAGAGTGGACCAACACACAAACGCCTACATTCGATGACATGAGAGGCGATGGTCCACGTATTATTCTGCCACTATACACAGCAGATAAAGTAATGTTTGGTTATCAAGGTAGATCACTCTCACCTAGAACCAAGTTGCGATACATTACTATCATACTAGACGAATCGCAACCTAAAATATTTGGTCTTGATAAAATAAATGCTAATGAAAGAGTATACATCACTGAAGGTCCCTTTGACAGCACGTTCATTCGCAATGCGATTGCTATGTGTGGAAGTGACGTTCATGTGCCTGATGGGACTGCTAGCGATTGCTGCTACGTATACGATAACGAACCGAGAAATAGAGAGATCGTCAATCGAGTCAGTAAAACAATCGATAGTGGCAACTCCGTAGTTATCTGGCCATCATCAATTACACAAAAGGATATAAACGACATGTACCTTGCTGGACATGACGTGCAACATATGGTAGAATCAAACACCTACCGTGGACTGGAAGCTAAACTTAAACTGAACACATGGAAGAAAGTATGAGCATCAATGTAGAAAAGAGAGATGGAACGGTTGAGGTTCTCGACCTAGAAAAAATTCATAAGATGGTTGAAGAGGCATGCCAAGGTCTCGGTGGTGTCTCCTCTAGCCAGGTGGAGATGAATTCTGGTATTCAATTCTTTGATGGCATCACTACAATACAGATCCAGGAGATCCTGATTCGCTCTGCAAGCGATCTAATTGACCTGGACCATCCCAACTATCAATTTGTTGCTGCTCGCCTGCTCCTGTCCTGCCTACGCAAGGAGGCGTTCCATAAGAACATCTGGAAGGAAGGCATGCCTTCAGTGTTTGACGTGACTGCATATAATGCTACGATCAATAAGGTCTATGATGAAGAAATTCTAGACAAGTATAGTGACGAAGACTGGGTAAAGATTAATTCTTGGATTGATCATGGACGCGATTATCTATTCACTTATGCTGGTCTACGTCAGGTTACGGATAAATACCTAGTACAAGATAGAAGTGCTGGAGAAGTCTACGAGACTCCACAGTACATGTATATGCTTATTGCATTAACTCTCTTTGCTGAATACCCACTGGCTACCAGACTCGATTATGTCAAGAGATACTACGACGCGATCTCCAAACACAAAATCAACATACCCACACCTATCATGGCAGGGGTGCGAACTCCACTTCGACAATTTGCTAGCTGTGTTCTTGTTGATAGCGATGACACCCTCGATAGTATCTTTTCTAGTGACATGGCGATTGGCCGCTACGTTGCTCAACGTGCAGGAATCGGTATCAACGCAGGCAGAATCCGTGGAGTCAACAGTAAGATCCGAGGTGGAGAAGTTGCACACACGGGTGTTATCCCATTCCTTAAAAAGTTTGAAGCAACTGTCAGATGTTGCACTCAAAATGGCATCCGAGGTGGAAGCGCGACAGTCCACTTCCCAATCTGGCACCAAGAGATAGAAGATATTATTGTTCTTAAGAACAATAAAGGATCAGAAGACAATCGAGTGAGGAAACTTGACTACTCAATCCAAATTTCAAAAATTTTCTACGAACGTTTCATTGCGAATGGAGAGATTAGCTTATTCTCACCGCATGACGTACCAGGTCTCTATGACGCTTTTGGTACTGATGCATTTGACGCTTGCTATGTGGACTATGAATCAGATCAGTCTGTTCCAAGAACGACTGTCGGGGCGCAAGATTTAATTCTAAATCTCCTGAAGAATCGTGCAGAGACTGGTCGCATGTATCTGATGAACATCGACCACTGCAATTCACATTCATCCTTCCTGGATAAGGTGAACATGAGTAACCTATGTCAAGAGATTACTCTTCCCACAGATCCTATTCAACACATTGATGGGTCGGGTGAGATTGCTTTGTGTATTCTATCTGCTATCAACGTGGGTAAACTAAAGAACCTTGATGACCTTGAGGATCTATGTGACCTTGCTGTTCGTGGTCTAGAAGAACTCATCGACTATCAGGAGTACCCCGTAAAGGCGGCGAGAGAGTCCACAATTAATCGTAGGTCACTTGGTGTCGGATACATCGGTCTAGCACATTTCCTGGCGAAGCAGGGTGAGCACTATGGTGATAGTGGTGCGTTGAAGCTGGTTCATGAGTTGACTGAAGCATTTCAATACTACTTGCTTAAGTCATCCAATCAGATTGCTAAAGAGAAAGGTGCTTGTGGATACTTTAATCGCACAAAATATTCACAGGGTATTCTTCCGATTGATACATATAAAAAGGACGTTGACGAACTAGTACCAAATGACCTATCGCTTGATTGGGGAACTCTACGGCAGGCAATCCAGGAATTCGGACTACGACATAGCACGTTGTCCGCTCAAATGCCAAGCGAGAGTAGTTCCGTTGTGTCAAACGCAACAAATGGAATCGAACCACCTAGAGGGTATTTGTCCGTTAAGAAGAGCAAGAAGGGACCACTTAAACAGATTGTCCCGCAATACCAGACTCTTAAAAACAATTATACCCTTCTGTGGGATATGCCTAGCAACGCTGGCTATATTAATATTGTTGCTGTGATGCAGAAGTTCTTCGACCAGGCAATCTCTGGTAACTGGAGTTACAATCCACTGAACTATCCTGATAATGAGATCCCTGTGTCTGTTATGGCACAAGATTTCTTAACTACATACAAGTACGGTTGGAAGACTTCTTATTATCAAAACACTTATGATGCAAAAGAAGATCCAGAAGAAGACGACAAAAAGCAAAGCATCGAAGACCTATTAACTCAAATTCTAGAAACCCAAACCGAGGAAGAAGACTGTGACAGTTGCAAAATTTAGAGTAAGCGATGAAACACCAAAGAAATCTGTTGAAGGCATGACTGTCTTTAATACTAATAAAGTGAATGCTATGAAACAACCTATGTTCTTTGGTGCTCCTTTGGGAGTGCAACGTTATGATCAATACAAGTATCCTGTCTTTGAGAAACTTACACAGCAACAACTGGGTTATTTCTGGAGACCAGAAGAGATCTCACTACAGAAAGATCGTGCCGACTATCAGACACTTCGTCCAGAACAGAAACACATCTTCACTAGTAACCTTAAGTACCAAATCCTCCTGGATTCTGTACAAGGCAGGGGTCCTGGGATGGCTTTTAGTCCTTACTGCTCACTACCCGAGCTTGAGGCTGCAATGAATATCTGGCAGACTATGGAGATGATCCACAGTCGGTCCTACACATACATCATTAAGAATGTATACCCAGATCCTACAGAAGTTCTTGATACTATCATCGATGATGAGAAGATTATTGAACGTGCTCAAAGTGTAACCAGGGCATATGATGCATTCATTAATGCAGCACAGGAGTATGGTCAAGGTAACCTGTGGAAAGAAGACTTCAAAGATTCTCCTACCTCACAGTGGACGCTACATGATCTGAAACGTCAACTGTATCGTGCAGTCATGAACGTTTATATCCTAGAAGGTATTCGTTTCTATGTTTCTTTCGCTTGTTCGTTTGCTTTTGGTGAACTCAAGATGATGGAAGGCAATGCAAAGATCATTGGTTTGATTGCTCGTGATGAGTCACAACATATGACTATCACTATGAACATGATTAAGAACTGGCAGAAGGGTGATGACCCTGAAATGATGAGTATCATGGAGGAAGAAGAACAAAATGTTATTCAGATGTTCCGTGACTGTGTAGAGGAAGAGAAGAACTGGGCAGAGTATCTGTTTAAAGATGGCAGCATGATCGGTTTGAATGACAAACTACTCAAGAACTATGTTGAGTGGGTTGCTAACCGTCGCATGAAATCTATTAACATGAAGCCTGTATTTGATCAACCTATCTCTAACAATCCACTACCATGGACAGAGCATTGGTTGAACTCCAAGTCCATGCAGGTGGCACCACAAGAGACAGAGGTTGAGTCCTATGTCATTGGTGGTATCAAACAAGACGTTGGTGAAAAAACATTCTCTGGATTTAAACTATGACAAATGAGTGGTGTGCGGTTCACCATAAGAGTGATCCGCCCCAGTCTCCTTTTGCTCCCACTTGGGACTATACTATTGGTGAAAAGCAAATTGATATTGACTGCGGTGAACTAACTAAAATTATTCTACAGAAAGAACAAGAGATCAAAGACCAATTCCCTGCTAGTAGTGATGGGAACACTGGTCTAGGTCCCAATAGTCTTACCTCTAGGTTCAGGCATTTTAATGTCTTGACCTGGGGGTTTCCTGCTACCGATCAGTTGCATAAAGAGATTAAAAAATTTCATGGGCAATACTATCAGAGTATTTTTGGCATACTTTCTTCTGTACCTAAAGTACAAATTAGATGTTGGGCTAATGTATTGAGGAAAGGTGAAAGGATCAAAACACATTGGCACTCTGTTCACCCATATACATACTTGGGGGGACATCTAACTGTTGCTGCTGTAGATACCAAGACCATTTACAATCATCCTTATGATGACATTGGTAGAAATCATGAGGCAGAAAATGTGCCAGGTAAACTGACACTATTTCCTAATTACTTACCTCACTACACTACAGTTAATCAACAAGATACTCCTCGTATTACTATTGCTTTTGATCTTACTCGATTGGATAAGATCTTTACAGATGATGACAACACGCTTATAAGATTATGAATCCTGATACCCCATTACCTGTGCCTATGAAGGCAGACCCTAATCAACCTAGGGCAGTCCAAAAATATCTAGAGGTAATGAAACAAGTTGATCGTAACGATCAGTATACGATCTATTGGTGGACTAGGATGAATGAAGAAGAGCTGATGCAGGTAATGCAAAAGTTCTGTTGGGATAATAGTATTGATTATAATACTGTCAACTGGGGTAAGTTTCTACGTGGTGAAAACATCCCAGGTTTCTGGGAGAATACCGCACAATGAATATATTTTATAGGTGGTTACATGGCATTAGAATGGAGAGAGAAATTGCTCGCAACAAACCTACCCAATCAGGAGGAGAGAGACCTTCTGTCGAGAGGACCGAGCAACCTAGCACAAGCGTGGAGACTAGGAGCAATGAAGTACAGATACAGATACCTGATCCGTGGGACCGATGAAAACACAGAGTGCTAAAGCAAAGGGTCGTAACTTACAAAAGTGGGTAAGACAAATGTTGATCGAGATGCTCGATGTACATCCAGAGGATGTCGAGTCTCGGTCTATGGGTGCAGGTGGTGAAGACCTGATAATGGCACGAGCTGCTAGACAAAAGTTTCCACACTCGATAGAATGTAAGAACGTTGAACGACTCAATGTCTGGGATGCATATGAACAGGCAGCATCAAACTGTGGTGACTATGAACCTATCGTAGTCATGAAAAAGAATAGGAAGAAACCTTTAGTGGTTGTTGATGCAGAATACTTCATCGGACTCTTTAATAAATAATAGAATACAGGATTACATTATGCCGCGATCACAAATGACCAAGAACGATATCCTGAATAAAGTTTATAAAATGAAAACAGATTTATATTCTGACGCTCATAAAGATAAGACAGGTCAATGGCATGATGGTGCTCACCATTTTTTGAATCAAGTTTTGGATGCGGTCAATGAATACAGATGCTGAACAGACTGAAAACCCAAGAATATATGAAGCTAGTCTTGACGACTGGGAAGATTTCTGGTACAATGAGGACAAATAAGTAATCACTTCATGATCAAAACATTATTTGCTGCACTTGCTGCAGCTGCGATTGTTATTCCTGCACAAGCAGAACCGATTAAAGAAACTGACTACAATACCATGCACTCTATGGGATGTATGCTGCTAGGTGAATGCACCGATGATGTAGTGAAAGTAAACTCCATGCTTGACATCTCATCGAAGTATGATAACACTGAAGAATTCACTGGTGTCACTGGTGAGTTTCATAATATGTTGCATTCACTCAATCAAGTTGGAGTGAATGTATTCCTTGCTGATAGTAAGTATTTTCCTAAAGGTCACCGTGGTGTCTATCACACGGTCTCCAATAACTTCTTCCTCAATAAGGATCACATGGGCGAACCTAACATCCTGATGATGGTGATGCGTCATGAAGGATGGCATGCAGCACAGGATTGTATGGCAGGAACGATTGACAACAGTCTGATTGCTATCATCAAGCCAGAGGATGACGTTCCTATGATCTGGCGTGTGTTAGCAGAACGTACCTATCCTGATTCTGCTGTACCTTGGGAAGCAGAAGCACAGTGGGCAGGTAGAACAGAGAACATGACAATGAATGCTCTTGCTGCTTGTGCTGGTGGTAATATGTGGGAAGTTTATGAACCAACACCCTTGACTAGAGAATACCTAGAGAAAGAAGGTTACATCAAATAAATAGTTTTGCCTAACTCTTTACTCGACGATGCTTTTTCGCCGTCAAGAAAAAACTATGGATTCAACACCACAGAAAAAAGAGGGAGCCAAAAAGGAAAACAAATTTGAGTGGGCGGATGAGGGTGTATCAACTCTCGTCCGAGTTATTATTCTTGGATGGTCAGCAGCAATTCTGACTCTTAATTATGTAACTGTTCCTGGTATTCCTCAAAAAAACATCGATCCGACTTTTATTGCCAGCGTCTTCACGGGGACGCTTGCGACGTTCGGTGTCGTTGCGTCTAAAAAGAAAGACGATTCAAAAGAAGAACCTCCAAAGGAGAAAAAAGATGCAAAAGATTATTAACGGTGTCGCATTATTGTCAGGTCTAGTTTCTCTATCTGTTCTCGGGGGTGGTGCTTATCTTTACGTTCAAAAGGATACATTGATTGAAGGTGCTAGGGAGAAAGCAACTGCTGCTATCACCGAAGCAATCACAGAAGCACTACCAGGAATGGTAGATGCTGCTATGCCAGAGATACCTTCTGTGCCTTCTACCACAGGTGCTGCACTGCCATTCTAATATGGATATCCCAGACATTAGTACAGAGGGAATTAATATTCGTGAACTTGATATCGGTCCAATTAATATATGGACTGCTCCCGAGGTACGAACTCCTAGTGTCCCTCCAATCTACCCAGTCACTAATATGATTGGGGTCCCTATCGTGGACATGCCTGGGTGTGTAGAAGCACACGAACAAAATGAAAATAATAACTTTGACATCAATGAATTAGATCCAAAAGGTGTCAAAGTATTTTGTGATGCAGGTACACCATCATTTAATCCTATCGATTATGATAAAGGTCAGCTGAAGTTTACAAATGAATCTCCTGTACCTGCGTACAAAGGATCAAAAACTAATCCACCTACAGATACAAAAACAGATACACCAGCAGCACCAAAGGCACCAGCAGCAACAGCAGACATTCAATGTCCTACTCAAGAACAGTTAGATAAAGAACCCGTGGGGTTCCTGTTTGATAGTGGACGCAAAGAAGTATTAGGATACAAGTTGGTTGGAGACCAATGTATCCGAGAGGTAGGTGATGTACCTATCATTACACAAGTAATAAATGGATTACCCCCAACTGGTGTTGTTATCACCACTGGGGGTATTGCTGTAGTTGCTACTACATCTGCACTGCTTGCTAAACCATTCGCTGACATTCTTCTGAAGGTAATCAAACCTACAGTGAAGAAAGTTCTGAAGAAGGTTGCTGCTATTCGGGGTAAGAAACCAAAGGTCGAGTCTGTAACGGAGCGCCGAGGAGAGCAGCGTCTTCGGAATGAAGCGATTGCAAAGCTTCGGTCTGTTGCGGCGAAGAGTCAGAAGAAGAAGAAATAGAGTGACGATGTTGCTTGACAGTAGTTACATTTTGTACTACGACATCGGCACACACTTTATAGTAAGGACTTCTAGGATGAAAAGAAATTCCTTGCTGCATTAAAGTTCCACAATTTTTCAAACGAGCTATCTCAAAATCCAATCTTTTATTGGCAGTTATTTGTTGCATCATTGCAATGTTAGAAGCAGCTGCTTCTTTACATAGATCCTGCAGTTTCTTATCAGTAGGTGTACTCCAGGTCATAGAGAAACCTACACCTAAACTGTAGTTATCTTTCTGTCCAGTTCTAGTTTTTTTATGGAAGAGGATGTCGCCAGGATTATCAATGATGCCATCCCCAATATCATTTCCGTTCTCATCAAAGGCACCAAAGTTATCACCTATATCATATACTGGATCGTTATAATAATCTTGATATGGTTTAGAAGCAGACGCACTTCCTGTCACATACGGTGTGAAGTTACGAGTGGGACCCTGACACTGAATCCCACCACCATATGTGTTAGTGATGTATGGTCCTTGTAAAACCTGAATAGCTTGGTTCGTAACCGAGCCTGAACTATTTGCTATTGGGGATGCCGTTGCACTTACACCCCCCACAGTTTCTGCATTTACAGGGGCAGTTACACTTACAGCTAGGGCAGATAGACATAATGCTTTTATTGTGAGAAGATACTTGTTGTGTCGGTTATGCTTGTAACCTCTGTTACTCTTTCTATAATCGTATGATTTTGTAGCCCTGGTCCATTGTAAGTTTCCGTAAACTGGAACGCTTGACCTGGTACTGTCTGTGTGAAGCTTGGTTTTGATCCCACTCCTGTCCATGTTGAATTCACTCCATCTATTGTTACATTGGTATTAGAAGTACCAGGGGAGAGATTCCCACTAGCACTAACACCTGAACCTGTGGCAGAATATTGATATCCTGTCGAGTAGTCCATGCTATTGATTGTTTCAGTTATCGTTTGCGTCGTCTCTGTGTGACTCGACATTGAGCCCTGGGTGAAATTTGGGACCACGGGGACCGCCAGGGCAGCGGCAGGAATAAGACTTACTCCCACCGCAGACATCGCAATATATATGATTGTCTTTCCAAAATGGGTCATTGCGAATCTCCATCAGTCGATAACAGTGATCTCACTCACAAATTGTCCAGTAGCTGTCGTACCAGCCCCGCCAGCAGTCACTCCGATTACCCCTGCCGAAGTAATTGTACCAGCTAATGCTCCAGCAGTACCAGCAGTGTAAGAAGTTACATTACTGAAGTTAGGAACAGCTCCTACAGTAGGAGCACCAGTTGGGACCGCATCAGCCTGTGTATAAGACTGACTAAATGAGAACGCAGTACCTGCTGTGTCTTGAGTAGCAGCAATAGTGCCAGGAGCATATACTCCAGACGTGATCGTGCCTACAGACACTGTGCCTGCTGTGTTACCGTCAGTAGTATCAATGTTTGAACCAGAGATACTAAATGAGGAACCAATTCGTGTTGCTTGAGTTCTAGCGGCGTCAACTGTAAGTTGGACACTAGAAGCATGTTTTGATACAAGTCCGCCTGCATTCGCTGCAGAAGCGGTCATCAGTAGCATTCCAAAAGTCAAAAAGACTTTTTTCATTCGATCTAATTTTTACCACACAGTTATTTAGCTTGACATGTCATGTTAACTGTGATACAATTATCGGAGTTGCTACCCTTCTATGGTAGATGATTGGCGCTACAGTAACGACCGCTTGGACACTCGTTCTAAAGTATATGCTTTGCTTTTGAAACGATTTGGTAGTGAGCTCAAACCAGATGGTAGTCCTGTATACAGTCAAAAAAGCATTGTGGAATGCTGTCATGACTGGGTATCCCAAGGCAACAATAAGACAGATGGTATAGTGGCATACTACAAGGCATATTATGCACCCAGGCATCTTGACGCCACCTAGATAGTGTGGTAGCATAGGCACTGTCGTAATGAAACGAATGATCTCACAAGCAATTATAGCTGCTGGTCTCTCATTCATGATTCCAGCGTCACTTCCACCATTAGAAGGACCTGTATCTGTTCCTGTAATACAATACGAACCTACCTGGCAGTGTGAAGACTGCACTCCAGAGGAACAGTATGTACTGGCTCAACTACAGGAACGAACAAAAATTACTGATAAGAATGCCCTTGCTACACTGATGGGCAACATCAAACAAGAGAGTAAGTTCATCTCCAACATCTGTGAAGGTGGTGCTCGTGTCTCATATGAGAACTGCTTGACTGGTGGATATGGTATGATTCAGTGGACTTCTGCTCACAGATACAAAGGTCTTGGCACTTTCTGTGCTAAATATCAATGTGATCCGAGCAGTTTATCTGGTCAGACTCGCTGGATGATTAACGAACCTATCTTCCAAAGGTATCTTCCAGAGTTTGAAGGACGTGGATATTCTATCTCGCAATACATGGTTCCTGCTTACTACTGGTTAGGGTGGGGTATTAAAGGCAACCGTGAAATCTATGCCTATGACTACGAAGCTAAACTTAAACTAGTATGACATTCCCTGCACCAAAATATCTTAAAGACGATCCTTGGTTCGGACCTGCAACATTAAGCGAGACCCAAGAGGTTTTAAAAGCAAGAATTGATCTTTGTGTAGCAGAACAACTCTTGTTGGTAGAAGAAGAGACTGGGATTCCAACTAACATCCATGAAGTCATGTATCAAATTGCCACTAGCACTGGCAAGACTACTACACAACTGGATCCACAAGCTTGGATGTCTGGTTCTGGTATCAACTAATTTGGTTGACAACACCTAGTCACTGTGCTACTATATACAGTGTTCAAGAGGTTGCAAAGTCTGTTGTTCTGGACAGGAGTTCGATTCTCCTCACTTCCACTTATGGGGGTGCCATGGTTTCGACAGGGCAAAAAGGTTGTAATTGTTGACGGAACAAAACCCTAGATGCAAACACATCTGATTCCGCTGCGAATAATATCGTAGCATTCTCCCGCAGCACTGTTGCTGCCTAAATGGGAGATGGGGGATAGGTTATCCTTCTAATCCAATAACTCTTTGGGGTGCAATGCCCCTTTTTGATGGGCAAGTAGCTCAGCTGGATAGAGCCACGCACTTCTAATGCGTTGGTCGGGGGTTCGAGTCCCTCCTTGCCTGCCAGGGCGATTAGCGCAGCGGTAGCGCACCTCCTTTACACGGAGAGGGTCGGGGGTTCGATTCCCTCATCGCCCATAGTATACCTATACTAATGAACAAAGAAAAAATTAAAGACCAGCTACACGAGTTGCACATAGAGCTGGCATACATCAGAGGTATGTTGGAAAATGTTAGTAATCAAATGCAAGAACTGCGGCAAGGTTCTGGAGTCACATCCAACCAAGACCAGGTGTTGCGGGTGTCCGAATCTTACGAGCATCCGTGGCACCAACATATCAGGGAAGGATCTGTCCCTGATAGAACTAGTGTCGAGTCCCCAGAAACAAAAGAATACTACGAAGCTGTCACCGCAAGACTTGGTTTTTCAGGAGGAACGGCGACAACGCAAGGTCCGACGCATTGACTTTGAAGAACGATAAAATTATTATACAAACAACATGAAAATTTTTCTAGATACAGCAGACTTTGGTTCTGTTATTGAACGTGCTCGTACAGGTATCATTGCTGGTGTGACAACTAACCCAACACTGGTACGTAAGCAAGGTGTAGACTACCGAGATCTTATTGCACAGTTATGTGATGAATCCTTTGGGTTTGAATCTGTATCAGCAGAAGTCAACGGACAGACAGCAGAAGAACTACTGGAAGACGCCGAGAACTATATTAGTCTTGGCGAAGCAGTTACTATCAAGTTGCCTCTACATACAGAGGGTCTGATTGCATGTAGAGAACTAGCTTCTCGTGGTATCAAGACTAACGTAACTCTGTGCTTCTCTGTTGCTCAAGCAGCTGTGACTGCTTTGTCTGGTGCCACATATATCTCCCCATTCGTGGGACGATTGAATGATAATAGTGTCAGTGGTGTTGAGTTGATCCGTGCTATCTCTGGTCTGTACTGCACACAGGGACAGCGTACCAAGATCCTTGCTGCCAGTTTGAGAGATGTCCACCACGTCTCCCGTTGTCTCCTGTATGGTGCTAGTGTAGTCACTCTTCCAGTTGGAGTGTTTGATAAGATGTATAAGCATGTCCTTACTGATGTAGGACTGGATATCTTTGAACAAGATTTTAAGGAAATGAATGAAAGAAATTGAAGATATGATGGAGGTTAGCGAGGAAGAATTCCAAGCTAACTTTGATGAGTACATGGAACTCATTGAATCTAAACAAGAATATATTCTTGTTAGACGTGCTGATGGTACTGCAGTTGTTGCTGCACCCGTAACAGAAGACCTCGAACCATTGCTTGACATTATGCCGACATTAGACTATAATGACGGAGTTGCTGGAGACCCTTCCTTCTGATGAAAATCCTTCTTGAGCGTTTCCCATATCGCTACGTCGAATGTGGTGTGTTGGAGACTAATGGAATGCCTGACTTTCGTATCCAGAAAGCAGACGAGTACACCAAGCGGTATCGTGACATGTATCTTCTAGACAATCAGATGCAACTTCTGACTGCCATGGAAGACTTTGAGTATACCAAGTGGTTGGATCCAGAAAACGTTCCCTGTTATGTGAGAGAAAATGTCAAAGCTATCTGAAGCAAAAGAACTAGTACGCCAAGAACTTTTGGAGTCACTGCAAAATAAGAACGGTCAATCCGCTCGTGATCTCTTTGAGGTCTATGATAAACTTCGTGAACTATCACCTGGTGATGTCATTGAGTTTACTAATCCTGAATCTGCTTACAACTTCCAGTTGTCATCTGACTATCTTGATACTGTGAGTGCAGAACAATATCCTTTTGGTGTTGCAGCTGCAGGTCCAGTGGATTACATTAACGGTCCAGGTGGTCTTGGTACTGATGTCATCTCCTTTGGTGGGGATGGTACGGATACCATCAGTCTTGGATAGACTCTAAACTTATCCTGGTGGAGCTGGGTAGATTCATCTGCTGGTCCAGTCTCGGTAAGACTTTAAACTAGCCCTGGTGCGGGTGTTGCTGCCGCCTGGTTTCCAATTTCCAGTTAAAGAATTGGTGGCGAGCCTGTGCATTGGACTGACCTCCTGTGGTGGACACAAAACAAACTGTCCACCTTGACAGATTTCACAAAATCTGTTATCATAAATAAATGTTACAACTGGCACTGTGCCAATTGTAATAAAACGAGACACGTCGAGTCTCTATTCATCTGTGGGTAAACATTCCACAAGTAAACAAAGGTATTAAACAACATGATCAAATCTGTATTTGCAGCAACCGCTGCTCTGTCTGTCTCTGCTGGTGCTGCTTTCGCAGGACCCTACGTTAACGTCGAAACCAATGCTGGTTGGACGGGTTCGGAGTACAATGGTGCTGGAACAGACCTTCACCTGGGATACGAAGGATCCTTCAGTGACACTGGTTCTTACTACGTTCAGGGCGGCGCTACTGTGCTGACTCCTGATGGTGGTGACGCTGACACCGTTCCTTCTGGTAAAGCTGGTATCGGTTTGGGTCTTACAGAAGCACTTGGTGCTTATGGTGAGGTATCCTTCGTAGGTTCAGGCGACGAAGATCTTGACCGTGGTTACGGTGCTAAATTGGGTGTTAAGTATAACTTCTGATCTTGTAGACACATAGACATCTAGATGTTATACTGGGGGTGCGACGGCATCCCCTTTTTTTATGAAATTTGTTCTCAAATTCCTAACGAATCCAGGAACGATGACTTCCCTCACACTACTGGGGATGATAGCATTGATAGGGGCATTACATAACCATGCCCACTTCGCAATGAATCAAGATGCAGACAGTTACGTGAGACAGTGGTGCAGATCATCAGCAGAAAATAGAAAGACCTGTGTAAGCTATGGTAGTTCGTATGATTAAAAAGTATTTGGGATTACTTAAAAAGATTCCAGAGAGACACTACTGGCCTATCTTCGTGTTCCTGTCTTTATACTTCATCGTTCCGATGAGTGAGATCACAGTTACACTGGCAGCAATTCTCTACTTTAAGTTTGAAACTAAAGTTAGACCTGTGATTGGTAGACTTACTAAAAGATTACCTGATTGGTTGAAGTATGGTGGTAGTATTATCTTCTTCCTTGTGATGATCGATGACACCATATTTTACGTGGTACTCATTGCTATAGCAGCGTGGAGCGCCAAGCAGGCAATCAAACGTAATGAGACTGATTAGAAATAATTATCGAAGGAGGGCTTGACACCCTCCTTTTTTTGCTATATACTATGTAAAGAAACATTACGGAGTGTAACATGACTGTAACAACTGAAGATGGTGGACGTACAAACATGTACGCTACCGAACCTAGAATGTATATCTCCGAGACAGACGCAGAGCGTTATGGCTATGAGACATATGCAGAAAAAGCAGAGAAATTAAATGGACGCACTGCTATGCTTGGATTTGTTGCTGCTGTTGTCTCTTATGCTTTCAGTGGTAGCGTATTTTTCTTTGGTGTCTTCGGATTCTGACAACTGAAATATGTCTGCTATAATAGTGGATAGATACTTCAGATATCAAAAACCAAATGACAAATCCTAATGCTCTCTACCAGGACATGCAAAAACTGGATGACATGTACGAAGAACTTCTTTGGCATGTAGATGACGAGCTACAATTCTCTCATGATGGAGAGAAAATTATTATCACCAACAAAACTTTGGAGCAAAACAAATGAACGAAAACGCAGAACGCATCAACGGTTGGGCAGCAATGCTCGGAGTCATCGCAGCAATGGGTGCATATGCATCTACAGGTCAAATCATTCCAGGAGTATGGTAAATGTTAGTATTCGCATCAGGTCTGGTACTTCTTTTTATTATTAATGCAGTCCTATCTGATATTGATATTGACGATGACGATCAAGGTGGTGGCGGCATGATGATCCCTGCTACAGCTCCTGCAGGTTGAGTATAATCACTCATCTTTTAGGGGTTGACGGAAAACCCACCATCTGATATAATAAATACATCGATTGGTTAAGAAACCAACACATTTCTTAACGGTTCGTAACACTCCTCAAACCAAGACCTATAGGGTGTCTAAAAACGTCTTTAATACCTCTGCCTAGGGCGCAGAGGAATAGTAAAACCATCATCTCCCTGATGATCTTACTTTTTTTTCAAAACAATGGCTTCAACTCTTTCAAGGCAACAATCTGCCTCTTCGTGGGATTCGTTCTGCGAGTGGGTAACCTCCACCAACAACCGTTTGTATGTTGGTTGGTTCGGCGTACTGATGATTCCTACGTTGCTTGCTGCAACTATCTGTTTCATCGTCGCATTCGTCGCTGCTCCCCCTGTGGACATTGACGGTATCCGTGAACCCGTAGCTGGTTCACTCATGTATGGTAACAACATCATCTCTGGTGCAGTTGTTCCTTCTTCAAACGCAATCGGTCTTCACTTCTACCCCATCTGGGAAGCAGCATCACTTGATGAGTGGCTTTACAACGGTGGTCCTTTCCAACTGGTAGTCTTTCACTTCCTCATCGGCATCTATGCATACATGGGACGTGAATGGGAACTCTCTTACCGTCTAGGTATGCGTCCATGGATCTGTGTTGCATACTCTGCACCAGTCGCTGCTGCGAGTGCAGTATTCCTCGTCTATCCTTTCGGTCAAGGTTCTTTCTCCGATGCTATGCCTCTTGGTATCTCTGGTACTTTTAACTATATGCTCGTCTTCCAGGCAGAGCACAATATTCTTATGCATCCGTTCCACATGCTCGGCGTTGCTGGGGTATTCGGTGGATCTTTGTTCTCTGCTATGCACGGAAGTCTCGTTACTTCCTCGCTTGTTCGTGA